GGTAGGCTCTTTGTTGTCTGGAACAGATGAAACCCCCGGAAAGGTGCTTGAAGAGTCAGACGGCACTCGCTGGAAAATGTATCGTGGTATGGCGTCGAAGGAAGCACAGATCGGCTGGCGTGGAGAATACTCATCAAACGAAGGTGTTAGCGCAAGAGTTCCTTATCGTGGATCTGTATCAAAGATCTTCGAGGACTTAAAGAACGGCATCAGGTCAGGACTATCTTACAGTGGTGCTCGCTCTATTTCCGAGTTTGCTGCGGTAGCAGAGTTTATGCGTCAAACAAACTCTGGCTTATCCGAGAGCGGAACTCACATCAGGAGCCGCTCGTGGTAGAAGACATCGGAGAAATAGAATACGGCAAACTTACAAAGAAAGTTGTATTCACAGAGACTGACCATCGCCACGCACAACTTATCATAAGGTTAAAGCACGACGATATAAAACAGTCAGACTTTCTGAGAGCAATGATAACTGGATACTTAAAACAAGATGAAAGAATATTAAGTTTTGTTGATGATCTAAAAACCCAGTCTGTTAAGAAGCGAACAAAGTCAAAGAAGTTGATACAAAAAGGAAAAGAAATAATGGAAGATGCTGGGTTTTCAGAAGACCAACTTGAAGACTTGTTTGACTTAATAGCAGAGGAGCATCCAGATCTATGAATAGCGATGGGTTAAAGGCGTGCTCGCGAGTGTGCTTGGAATTAAATGAAAGTTGTCCGAATGATGATTGCAGAATGTGGATAGACTACGAAGACGAAATGAACTGTTCACTGATATCTATCTATCAGAACGGACCAATGACTTTAAGGCAAGTTGGAGAGCGTTTGGGAATTTCATTTGCAAGAGTGAAGCAAATTGAAGAAAGCGCACTAATTAAGCTGAAACGCAGAACAGACTATGAGTAAAATTCATAGACTTTGCAAAATAACAAACTATTTATTATTGACTCATTTTCAAGGAGAATAGAAAAGATGGCTCAAAAACCCCTGTTAACCGAATCAGAGATCCGCAGCTTTATGAAACTGGCTGAGTTGCGTCCCATCGGTGATGAAAGAATTGCAGAAATGTATGGACAAATGCCCGGTGCTCGTGATGAAGAGGAAGGCGAGGAAGAAGAAGCCGGAATGGAACTCGATATGGGTGCCGAAGAAGAAGAGGCTCCTGAGATGGACGCCGAGATGGACATGGACATGGATATGGGCGACGAGCCTGCTATGGACATGGGAGCCGACTCAAAGATGGTTTCTATCGAAGACTTCATGAGCGCACTTGAGTCCGCATTAGAGGACATTACAGGTGAGCCAGTCTCTACCGAGATGGATGGAGAAGAAATGGACATGGGTGCCGAGGAAGAGGAAGAAGCCGAGCTTCCAGCACCAGAGATGGACATGGAGATGGGTGCCGAAGAGGAAGAGGAGCCCATGATGGAGCAAGAAGATCTCGTTAACGAGGTTGCTCGTCGTGTCGCTGCTAGACTTCAAGCACAAGACAACAAAGACAAGATGGTCGATGATCTCGCAGAGAGAATCATGAAGCGTCTTGCAAAATAGTTCTTGACATTCTCTTTACAAACCATTAAATTAACCACTGGGAGACCGGTGGTTATTTTTTAGGGGACTTATGGATATTTGGTGGCTACACGCACTTGTTTTTATTTTTGGTTACGTAACCTGCAAGACGTTTTACTTTTTGAACACAACTCGCATATCATTAAAATTGATAAAATCAAGTCGTATCATCTATTTATTGATGGCTGTTAGGGCAGTTGAAAATTACCTTATGTCCCAAGAGATAATGAAGAAATATTTAAAAGAAAGCGAGCAAGACGATAAGACTTTAAAGTTGTTTGAAGACAAGTGTGAAACAGAACTTCAACACTTTAAAAAGCAAGTTGTGGATCAATTGCTGCTTCAAACACCAGACGCATTCAAACCCGGCTTGGAGTTTGGCGACTGGACTTCTGCGATGGCGCATCTTCAAAGACATAAGACAGAAGCTCTTGAATTTTGGAGGATGAGTTAATGTTAGACAAACTTAAAGATTTGATTGGTATCAAAGAAGCAGATGAAGGTCAAGTGGCTGACCAGAAGAGAGCCCAACAAATGGCGGAACTTGAAAAAGAAATTGCTCAGGCGCTTATGATGGAAATGGCTCCCCAGCGCAAAGAGCCAGATCTGCGCAGCATTGGCTTGTTTGCTGATGTTTCAGAGGAGCGAGTCGCTGAACTTATCCACGCAATGATTTACTTAAACGAAGTAAACCAAGTAAACAAAACCAAGACTCCGATAACTTTTTATCTCTCCACGTATGGTGGCTCTGCGGATGATATGTTCGGCATGTACGATATTATGCGAACAGTCCGCGAGAACACCGAGATCCATACTGTTGGTCTTGGTAAGGTTATGTCGGCAGGCGTCATTCTTCTTGCTGCCGGTACAAAAGGCAAGCGCAAGATCGGTGCAAACTGCCGCGTTATGATTCACTCTGTTATTTCAGGAAACCACGGACCACTCCACAACCTCATTAACGAGATGGAGGCAGTGGAACAAATTCAACAAATGTATATTGACTGTTTGGTTGCCGAGACTAAGTTAACCAAGAAGCAATTAAAGAAACTGCTGGAACGCAAGGTCAACGTTTATTTAACGGCAGAGGAAGCCGTAGAGTACGGCATCGCAGATATTATTATATAGGGAAGTTAAAATGGCGAATTATCAAAAAGACATGTTCATTGAAGTGAGAGAGAAAAAACAAGCATCACCAGTACTCACAGAGTTAGAGGAAATTATTAACGCCGTCACTAAGGTGGTCTATGATAAATCTGTTGTAGTAGAAAGAGAAAGTAAGAAACCACAGAAACTTACCATCGACCTCATCCCCACGTTGCCAATCACGGAGATTGGTTGGGGTTCTTTAGCCACCCCCGATGGTGAAGGCAAGGAAGTCAGAACTGCTGCCGGCCAAGATTTGGCGCAGTTTCTCAATAACATTGCTCCTGGTGGAGATTTACGAGCTAAGATTGAGGCTCTGGACGAATATTACCAAAACCCAGACCCAGCCGAGCAAGGCGATACTCCGGGCCAACAAATCAGTGCAGTAATTTCTAATCTGGTTTTCTATAAAACGCTAACAAACATTATTACAAACTTTAACGCATCCTCTGCTGGTTTCTCGTTTGAGTCGTTTTTGGCTGTTCTTTTGGATGCAGAAACTGGACGCCAGATTCCAGCTTCAGCCGCCGCCACCATCGCTGATATTGTGGTTGAAAAAGGTGGACGCCCTATCTCTTTAAAACTATACAAAGAAGGAGCACTAAAGGTTGGCGGCTCTTATAAGCAGTTGGTTGAAGATCTCACCGGTCAATATCCGACCATGGAATATGTTGTTGTTACGAAAGACCTCAAAGGCTCAGGGCTTGAACAAACAGGTAAGTTAAATTTTTATGGTTTCAACTTTACTAAGGATAACTTCTTGGATATACTTGCGCTCAAACCAAAAGAACTAGATCTAGTTAAGATACCTTCTGTTTTTGCCGAACCAATCGAGCAACTTGAGCAGAGATTACAAGAATCGGGAGATTTAAAAGATTTCTTATCAGTCCCAGCACAGACATATGTAAACTTAGAGCCCATTATCTCTGGCTTTGTTGATCAGGTAAACGAACTTGCACAAGCAGCCGGGATTGATCCTGCTAATATTAATATAGAAGCAGAGCTAGCTAATATTATAGACATGAAGACTGGCGAGTTAGAAGCCAATCCAAAATATCGCTTTGGATACTTCCAAGGCGATCGAATCCCTAGAGGCATCCTCAAGCAGATGATTGATCAGATGAATTTAGAAGGAAAAGAACCAGAAGCCGTTGTGAAAATTATAGACGCAGCTTACGGCAAAGCAGTTGCAGCACGCAGGACTGCTGGTGGAAAAGGTACAGCGCGCAAAGAAAAGTTCAAAGAATTAGCATTTATGCCCAAGGGAAAATCTTTCAAGAGACTCAAAGAGATTCAACAGCAAGGTTCTCCAGAGTTGTTTGAAATGGCTATGAAATCTACAGAAGGTTATCTTAGAAACAAACAGTTTGAATTGTCTAAAGGCGATCTCGCTAAGTTGGGCACTATTCCCAATCAAGACGACCTTTTCCCTTATGGCCAATTTGGTATTGGTGTTATTAATATTGGCGCGCAAGGACTACAAGACATGTTAGACGCATCCATTGGGGCAGTCAATGACTCGATTTTCACTATTTTTAGCGACTTAAAAGATCTTTCTTCCAACTTGAACGCTTATGTTGCTGGCGGGCTTCAAGATGATAAGCTAGCTGTAGATGCTAAGGACGATGCGGAGTCTATTGCAGCCGGCACTGAAGAAGTCAGAGATACTGATAAATAGTATTTGACATTTCATACAAAATTGATTATAATAAACACAACTTTGAGGTACTAATGGGTCGAAAATACGACGATAATCAATCACTACAACAAAAAATCATGAACGGCGCAAACAAGTTAGCAGACAATGTTGCGTCAACGCTTGGACCGAGAGGTCGCAATGTTCTGCTACAAGAAAAGGGCAAGAACCCCTTCATCACGAAGGATGGCGTAACCGTAGCACATTTTGTGTCTTTGGACGATCCATTTGAGAATGCAGGCGCAAGCATCATCAAGCAAGCAGCCATTGAAACAAACAGCACTGCTGGCGATGGAACAACCACGTCTACGGTCTTAGCGAGAGCAATACTCAGAGAGTCACAAAAGTATCTTGCAAGCGGACTGTCCCCAACAGAGATGCAACGAGGCATCCAACTGACCGTCAAGGAAGTCACAAAGAACTTGCGAGAGATGGCGAAGCCAGTAACCAGTATATCAGACATCGAGCACGTTGCGACTATCTCGGCAAACAACGACAGAAGCATCGGAAAGTTAATTGCGATGGCTTTTGATCGTGTTGGACAAGACGGCTCTATCACTATTGAAGAGTCGCGTTCAACAGAGACTTCCTTGGATGTTACAGAAGGCTTCTCGTTCCACGCTGGCTTCACTGCTGGCGCTTTCATTACAGACGAGCGCAGAGCAGTCATGAACCACGAGAACCCGCTTGTGTTGGTCACAGACTACAAGATAAGCACCGTAGAGCAGATCCTTCCAGTGTTGGAGATGGTAGCGAGAGAAGGCAGACCGCTTGTTATTGTCGCTGACGACATTGATGGACAAGCACACGCCGCTCTCATTATGAACGCTATGCGAGGCACAATGAAAGTCGCAGCGATCAAGGCTCCATACTATGGAGAAGAGCGAAGACAAACACTAGCAGACCTTGCTATCTCTGTCGGTGCTAACTTTATCTCTCGCGAGTCAGGAAGAAAGTTGCAAGAAGTGCAAATGGTTGACTTTGGAACCTCTAACTTTGTCGAGAGCACAAAGAACTCAACTATCTTTGTTGGCGGCAGTGCTGATGTAGAGCAAGTAGAAGAAAGAATAAACACCTTGAAAGCAGAGATAGAAACCACAGAGAGTTTAGAAGAGTGTGATGCTATCCAAAAGAGGATCGTCAGGCTTGCATCTGGTGTTGCGGTCATTCGTGTAGGCGGAGCAACAGAAGTAGAAATGATCGAGAAGAAGCACCGTATTGAAGATGCTTTGGAAGCAGTGAAAGCAGCGCAGGACTCTGGTATCGTGCCGGGTGGTGGTTCTACTTTGCTGAGAGCATGCCAGAAGTTGTGCATTACAACCGATAACGAAAATGAGATCGATGCTACCAACCTTGCAGCAGGAATGGCTGTCGTAAAGGCTGCATGTTTTGAGCCTGTTAGGCAAATGGCTAGGAATGCCGGCAGTTCGCCAGATTTAGTGGTGGAGCAAATTCTAAATGCAGACCAAGGTTTCGGTTGGGATTTTAGAGCAGATAAGTTGACAAACCTTATGGAAGATGGTATTATTGATCCAGTTAAGGTCACACTTTCTGCCCTTACTAATGCCGCAAGTTGTGCGGGCACGCTGATTACAACTAACTACGGCATCATACAAACGGAGAACGAATAATGCAGCAGGGAGATTTAGTATACATTCCATCAGAAGTATACCTTTTTGATAAGAATAATTTCATAGCAAACAAAACAGAGAAACCAATTATCGGCGTCTTTCTGGGAGAATCCAATAGGCCGTCAGCGCGCCTGATAAAGATCTTTGCGAGAGGACAGGACGCAATGGTAGAAAAGAAATACGTTTACCCAATGCCGGAGTGGTCATGGCGCTAGTCAAACTTACAGAGATATGTCAAAGCAACACTTTGACAAGCAACAGAGAATATTCTTTACGAGAAGTATTCGTAAATCCAGAACACGTTGTTATGATTCGCGAAGAGTCG